ACTATGTACAATTGAGCGAAAAGGAAGCATATGATCGGGCTCCTTAGAGCATGGATTTCAGAGAAGAGCAGGGAGGCACTCGCCCCCCTGCATCAATTCAAACCGGCATTATGATCCGGTGGACAATGCGACGATTGGACCGGCGACAGTGTCGGACCCGATCGAATGGACGTTGATGTCCATTCGCTGAGACGACTTGACCGCAATCAGGTCGTATTCAAACAGGTTCGTGCCGCCAATCGTGGCGTCCTTAGAAAACTCCAGAGTCTGCTTTCGACGATCACCGAATGAACAGCCAAGAGAGAAGTTTCCGAGGAACACAGCGATAGTGCTGGTTGCAGTAGCCGTTCCCATGACCTGTGAAAACATCACAGGAATACCTTGAAACATTGGCATACGGAACCCGTTCTGAAGCTCCGTTCCAGTGATTCCGCCCGCGGCGTTAAGCAGTGGAACCATCACTTGGTAGTAGTACTGGCTTGAGCACAGGAACTTCATGCCAGCCTGAGCATAAACAGGCACAACGCTGATCAGTGATGTTAGGTCCGCAATAACCGTTGCGGCCCAAGTGTTGCTGGTCGTCGTGTCGCGATAGCCCGGAGCAGTACCGAGTGTCAGCGTTGCGAACATCGTCTTCAGGCCACGGATGTGACCGTAAGTTGATGTGCCATCGCCATCAATCAGACACTGATCTTCTTTCAGTGCGTTGCTATAGCTCATTTCCTGAGCGATCGTGTTACCGAGATCGATAACTGAATCTTCATTCAACTCACTGGAGTAAGTCGACAAGCAGGTCATCTTGCGTGCAGTCAATCGCACAACCTGATGCTGCATGTCACTTGCTGTCAATGCAGCGTTTTCACCAGTGAAGTACGATGTCAAACCAGACACGAACTTCGGGTCTGTGCGCGTGTCCGAATTCATCGGAACCACTTTGCACAGCTTGCGAGCAATGCCGTATTCTTCGCGGAGCTTGATCAGATCCGTGCCGAATTCTTCCGGAACAAAAATGTGACTGCCGGTGGTATCAGAGCCACCTTCAAGGTGCGCGTTGCGTAGCATTCCATGCTCGTCGGCAAATTTCCGAGCGTGCTGGAAGTTGTAAACGCCGGGAAGGTCGATGGATGCTTTCGCCAGTGCAAACTGGCCGAACCGATATGCTTTTTCTTCTTTGGTGTATCCGCCTGACTGATTGTCGTCAGAAAATGCGGTTACCGCAGAAACCTGCCGTCGAGCGGTCGCTGGGATGGTCCACCGTGGGGATCCGCTGCCATTCGGTGCAGAGGACATGCCACTGCCACGAGAGACAATTTCAGCAACCTGAGCATTGATCGGAGCTTTACGGGCTGCGTCCAGACGTGCTGCCTGTGCCGCATGCTCAACTTCTTCTTTTCCGACAGCGACGATCTGATTGCCGATTGCATCGACTTCGTCGAGGTGATTTTTAACCTCGGATGTTAGTTCTGGGGAGAGGCTTTCGCCTTCACTCGCCTGTGCCATGATTTTGTCAGCCGCATCAAGTGCGATCTGGCGCTTTGCTTGCAGGTCAGCAAGCTTTTCTTTTCGTGTCATTTCGTTGGTCCTCTGGTTTGCCAGTGCCAACGCAAAAAGCGTCAGCCGCTGGCGTTGTTGGATACTTCCAAAAACGCTAACGACTGACGCCCCTGAATTTACAGATGCTCAATCACGCCGCCGACATCGCTCAATTTAGAACTGTTCGGCTGATGTGTGAACTGTAAGCAGACTAGCCGAGCTTTGTCAACCGATGTTTTAGAATTCGATAGTTCAGCATTGCCTGCATCTTCTGAACGTCTTCGTTCTTGGGCTTCGACTTGTGCTTTCCGATCGGGATAATTTCATCCACAAAGCCCGATGCCTTGGCCTGCTCTGCGGTGTACTTTGTCCCGTCACCTTTGTCTCCGAGCAGAGCTTTCGCCATTGCCTTCTCGTCCTGCCCCGTCTTTGCCGAGTAGGTGTTGACTGCGGCAGCGTTAAATGACTGCAACCACTCGATAGAGTCCTGCAGCTCAGCGATGTGACCATAGGCAAACGACAGCCCTTCGTGAATATGGTACGTCGCGTTGGAGTACATCTTGACAGTGTCGCATCCAAGTACCGCAAGACTCGCCGCGCTGGCTGCTAAGCTTTCAATGATGCCAGTTGTTGGCCCATCATGGGCAGCAAGTGCGTTATGGATCGCCAACCCATCAAACGCGAGCCCGCCAGGGGAGTTGACTCTCATCGTGACCGGCTTGCCTCGGTTTGCACTCAGCACTTTACTAATGGAGGCACTATCAGACTGCGTATACTCGTCGCCTACGATTCCTGTTAGGAAAATCTCTAATCCTTGCGGCGTTTCACTGTAAATCACCCTGAAATTCTCGTCTTTTACGCTATTTATGACGTGTTCAGGGCAGTTTAAATTGATGATTTTACGCATTATTCCACCGCTTTCATGAGTGAACTAATCAAGTTTTCGGCCCGTGAATCCCACGATGCGACAACGTCACTGACGTTAGCCTTCAGGCTGTCGGAGGTTGATACGGAATGAACGTCCATCAATAGCTTCTTAGAAGCCTCTGCGTGCGAAATAACAGCAACACGGCAGGCTGAATCACTTAGTCCGGGTACTGTATTTTCTGTCCATGTCTGATAAAACTCAATGACAGCAGCAGGAAACTTATCAGCCTGTATTCCAGCCCGCTGAATCATCTTCGCTGACTCCAGTTTGATCGCTGATGTTACACTGGAAGTGATCATCGCCTTTAGCATGGTTCTTGACTTATCTGTCATTGGCTCGGCGGGATCTTCTGCTGGATCCTTTTGGTCTGCCATTGGGTCTACTCCCGTTGGCTCGTCAGTATCTGGCTCCTCGCCAGCCACAAGCCAGTTTGCTGGATGGTAATAGTCGTCTCCGCCCTGCTCCTCATCACTGATCTTCGGCATATTCATCAAGCTTCGAGCTTCGTTTCTCGTTAGCATGCCGCACTCGATCTGGCGGTACAGCATATTAGTTTTCTTCTCGCCTTCCATCTGAACTTCAGCCTCACGGTTGAACTCGATGACGTGCGAATCTTTCATTCGCTCTTTCTCCGTCATTAGCTTTGCCCGCAGTTCCGACTCCCATCGCTTTAGCCACGGGTTCAAGCATCGGGATAGATATGTCTGCGATTCGCTTTCAAGGCTGTTGTGAGACGTTCTGGTGGCATCACCGAGCATGTGTGGAGGCACGCCTGTGATGTTGCTGACAGTCTGCCTGACTTCAAACTCCCGAGTCCCAAGGAACTGAGCTTTATCAGGGTCGATGCTCATTGGTTGAAACTTAACTCCGTCCTGAAGCAGTGCAACCTTGTGTGCGTTGTTCAGGCCGGTCTGCATCGAGTTCCACGCTGCCATCGTATTGCGAATCTTCTCTTCGCTGAAACTGCCGGGAACCATCAGCAGGCCGCTCATGTTGGCTCCCTGAGAAAACAGTCGACCGCCAAACTCCTGAGCCGCCATACCGACGCCCAGAGCGTTACGGAACAGGTCAAGCTGGCACAGTCCCATGATCCCGTCTCGTGACATACCCATGATATGGATCATGTCTCGGTCTTGCACTCTGACCGGCTTTCCGTTGACCCACCAGCAATACCATTTTGTGCCATCGTCCATGATCTTGATGATCATTCCGCAGGGATCGGCCAGCCCAATCTCCATCGGCGTTCCTGACATATCGCGGACGATTGGCAGATAAGCATTGCCATACACGTTCGCGTGATACGTGGCAGTCTCGATCATTGTCCTCGCTGACCACCATCGAGCAGGGCGATCCCTCAACAGCACCGCTGCTGGATGGTCTTCCGCATACTTCTTTCCGCCGTCTTTTTGCCGCTTGAAGATGTCGCACGGCATACCAGCAACATCAGCCGCAATCAGGTTTACCGCTCTCCAGAACGGGGCGTATCCCATCGCTGAAGATTCCGTCACCTCGATACCGGATGACGACTTCGTTCCATGCCCGTACATCGTGCGCCAGCCAGGCTCTGCTATCGCATTTGCCACAACGGGAACAGCATTAACAACGAATTCAGTTACACCGTAGACCATTGCCGTTCCTTAGAACAAGATAACACCAGAACCGGCTGTCGAATATGCACTGGTATTGGATCCATAATGTGCTAACAAGGCCATAGCCATGAGCATAGCACAAATTCCGTCTATTTTGTCAGCGGACTTTCCCTTATCGGGGCGAATATTTCCGTTTGGATCTTGTTTATGAGCCACGTTTCCCGCCATCCAGCGGAGAACGGTATTGCCATCATGACGAAACTTGCCACTGCCAAGCAACGATAACAACTTTTTGAACGGCTCATTGTATGTCGCATAGCTCTGCGGCATCTTTTCCAGCACATCTCCTTGCAGGTTTTTATTCTGCATGAGCTGGATCACACCTGTCGAGTTCCACGGGTCAAATCCAATGTGCTGCACGTCATAGTCCTGACATATCTCCACGATCCGATCTGCTAGATAAATAACATCGATCTCGTTCCCGTCAGTCAGCTCTATGTCGCCCCGTTCAGCATAATTTCTAAGCTGCCTCTTGTCTTGACCTGCTCGCTGATCGACATTCTCTCTCGGTATCCAAAACCAAGGTAAAACAGTAATGCCGCCATCGTCTTCCGGAAAAACCAAAACGAACGCCACAGCATCGCGTGTCGAAGCAAGGTCAAGACCTCCATAGCAACTACGCCCACGGTAATCTTCTGGCTTATACGAACGCCTGCATTCGTCCCACTTGAACATAGGGATAATTCGGCTCAACTGCTCAGTCCATTGATTCAGGTGTAATCTCCTGAACCCGTTCTCTAAAGCAGGAATCTCTTGAGCCTTAGCGCACTCACTTCTTAGAAAGTCTCTCTTAAGAGAAACATCTAAACATGGGTTAGCTTTCTCCCAAGTTTTCTCATTAGTCCAGTCGTCTGATTCATCCGCTCCGTATAACACTGGCAGAAAACGCTCATCAAGTTCCGGATTAGCTAAAACAGCTTTCGCATACTGGTGCTGTTCCCAACAAATACTACTCCGGTCGTAACCTGCTGTCGTGATACTGAAAAATAATGGTTGGTTCCGCGCACCGAATCCAGTCTGAAACGCCTCCCACAGATCTCGATTTGGCTGCTCATGCAACTCATCGAAGATAACGCAGTGGGGATTCGTTCCGTGAATTGGACCCGCTTCACTACTACATGCTTGGTAATAGCCTGTGCCAGCGATAATGCGCTTCCGGCTGTCGATTGGTTTGCATCTCGCCTTAAGCCGAGGATCGGCATTAACCATTTTTGACGAGATTTCATAGACGATACCAGCCTGATCTCTGGTGGTGGCAGCGGAGTAAACTTCAGGGCCGCGTTCCTTATCAACCAGCAGCATGTACAGCA